TCCTTTATGCCAGCTAAATTCGGCATTTACTGATTTTGCTCTTAGAAATTGTTCAATTCCTTCACTACCATTTTTAGAGTCATATAATATTATAATTTCATCTTCATATCTTTTATATTCTAAAAGAATTGATATAAGTTTTTGTATTTCTACAAACTCATTACATACCGTTATAGCGTAACTTATTTTCATTTATCTAAATTTAATATGTAATCTTCTAATTTATCACTTGGTTTCCATCCTAGTCTTTCTAAACTATCATCATTCTCTCTTAATGTTTCTCTATAATTACCTTTTTGATCAGGAATATTTATAGAATCAACCTCAAATCTTTCTTTAAACATTAAATAAACATCATTAATAGAATAATTCATACCTGTTCCTAATTCCCAAGCATCTGTGTGTTTTAAACTTTTCATTCCTATTCTCCACAAGGCATCACAAATATCATCTACATGGGTAAAATCTCTTCTTTGTTCACCATCTCCAACTATAGTAATTTTTTCACCATCTCTAACTTGTCTTCTCCAAATGCCTATTACTGCAGCCCAATCACCATCTATTACTTCGTAAGGACCATATACATTATAAAAACGAGCGATTTCAATGTCTATCCCATAAGTTAATTTATACATTTTACAAATTTCTTCTCCTAAGTATTTATAAGTAGAATAAGGGGATTGGTAAGGATTATGCCATTTTGATGAGGAACCAGCATATACTACTTTAGCTCCAGTTAATCTAGCAAATTCACAAACTTTTTGAGTACCTATAGTATTTACTCTAAAGGTTTCTTCAGGATTATTAAATGAAGGTTGAATTCTTGATAAGCCTGCTAAATGGTAAACTAAATCAAAATCTTTATCCATTAAATGGATATCAGTTATATCATTGAGATGATAATCGCATCCTATTTGTTCATTAGATTTTAAACCTGTCTCATAATTATCTAATGAATGTACATTATGCCTTTCAGATATTAATTTTTTGATAAGGTTAGTTCCTATAAAACCTGCTCCTCCTGTAACTAGTATTTTCATATTATTCTATTCTGGTAACATTCCAATATATGAAAGAGCATCTATAAAATCACGTTCTTTAAAATATTTTATAGTAGACATATCGGCTCTATACTTTTCATCTTTATATTTTTCTCTATCCTCTTCTGGGATTAGAATAGCTTTTACTGCCCCCCAATTCCAATTTTTTACATCAGTACCTGAAGCGAATATCATACCGTTTTCTTTAACATTTACAGTATTAGGTAACCATATTAATTTAGTTTTAGGATCAGTCCAAGCTAAATCTTTATAAATTTCAGGTAAAATACTTACTTGTTCTTTATAAAAATCAGAATCTTCTAACATTAAACTATTAGTCCAAAACCCGCAAGATAAACTGTAATAATTGGTAATATCTTTATTTATTTCTGTTTTATAGCATAAATCGCCTCCAGACCTAGGACAATTTATTATTTCATCATGTTTCATATTAAACTTTATTTAATTTTGGTAATTGTAATTTAGGTAAAGATAATTCTACTTGTTTGGGAAAATCAGGCACATTTTTTTCTAAATTATTTTTAACTAATTCTTTCATTTTTTCCCAACTAAAATTAGTTTTAGCATAATGCCTTTGTTTTTTAGAATTTGTAGAATATTGTTTATACTTTTTAAATACCTCTTTCATTGCACTTATTCCTTGTTGAGTATTTACTTGGAACCATTGGGCTTCTTTTATTAACCAATCATTAGCAGCAGAAGGATGTACATTTTCTAATTTCCCACCTAATAAAACATTACTGTTTTTATCTAAAAAATCTAAATGACCAGACCATCCTGATGCTATAATAGGTTTTCCTGTTGTAGAAAATTCTAGTAAAGGTCTTCCATACCCCTCTCCTTTAGTAAAAGAAATCATTCCTTTTACTTTTGGATGATTATATAATTCATTTATTTCTGAGTCGTCAAATTCACCATTTAATAAATAAACATTTGGTAAGTTACTTCCTCCTACTTCTTTTCTTATACCTTTAATTCGATCTAAAATAACATCTCTACTAACATAAGAAGATACCCCAGTTGATGATTTTAAAATTAAAGCGGGTTTTTCTCCTCTTTTATTCTTAAAGGCTTCATAGAATGATTTAATTAAAACTCCTACATTTTTTCTATCATGACCGTAGTCACCATTCATCCAATGACCAACAAATAAATAACAAAATTGTTCTTTAATATCAGATAAATCTATAGTTTTAATTTCAGAAGCTTTAATTGGTTTATAAGTAGTTAAATCAACCCCTTCAAATATTACTTCTATTGGTTTTTCTAATTTTACTTGTTTTACTATCTGTCCTGTTCTTTTATCTTGCTGGTCATAAACCATTTTTTGGAAAGTTTCTTTTGCAAATGTAGAAGAAACCCAATTCATATTCATTCGATTTAACCCCTCAATCCATTCTGCTTTACATGCCGTAGCCTCAATACCTGCTGTTAAGCCAATATTGTATTTTCCTACAGATTGAAATTCATTAGGGATAGTTATTTGCATCCACAATTCAGGTTGAACTTTTTGCCAATCAGGAGTTGCTTTATGATTATTTAAAAAATTCCATTCTGGATGGTCTTCACAAAAACCCCATGATGTTTCTCCCCATCTTTGGGGAAGTAATTCTACTTTATATTTATCTAACTCAATTATAGATTTAACTATATCTCTTGATCTTGCACCATAACCTGAGTAGGTATCAAAGGGGCAACTAATTACAAAACGTGGTTTACTCATTAATATATAATTTTATGGTTCAAAAATTTTCCTTTATATTCATTAGTATTTATTAACTCATATTTTTCTCTTGGTTTCCAAGTGTTAAATAACTCATTAAAAGCTTCTATTACTCTTTGGGCTTGGTGTGGAGAGGTAAAACCTGCTTCATCACTTAAAGCCCATTCTCTTCCTTTTAATCCTTTTCTTTTTAATTCTTTTCTACCTAATTTATAACATTCCTTAATTCTTTCCATAGCATCTTCCCATTTACATCTATCATCAAAAATATAAGGTGTTGGAGGTGAACCTTGAATAGATCTACTTGTTGGATAAACTGGAAATGCCCACTCACCATGCTTTTTATAAGTACCTCTATGATTAGAAGGTATATCAGCATTAGGGGTAAACCATTCTCCATTATCATCTTCAAATCTCATCTGATCTTGCAGCCCACCTGTAACATTAGCAATAATTGGAGTTCCAGCTAACATTGCTTCAGTAATTGTTAACCCCCAACCTTCATTAGATGTTAGTAATATTTGAACATCAGCTAAATTATATAACCAATTTAATTGTTGTTCAGATAACCTTTGGTCTATAAACATTACATTATCTGGGTATTCTTCATCAAATAAATATTCTTTTACTTTAGTTAAATCTGTTCCTGCGTCTGTAACTTTTTCTACTTTTAAAATCATATAACACTCCTTAGCTTCTTCTTTTGGTATAGTATCTAAAAAAGTTCTAAATGCTAACATAGCATCTGGGATTTGTTTTCTTCTAATGTTTCTTGAATTAAAAAATAAAACAAATTTAGGTTGTTTATGTTTAAATATAGATTTTTTAAAGTTAATATAATCTAAATTATTATCTTCAATTGGGAAGAAATTTTTAGTATCCTTACCATGAGGAATATACTTAAAAATTCTATTACCTTCATGACCTTTTAATACTAATTTATTAATATTAACAGTTTGTTTTGATATACCCATTAATAAATCACATGCTTCATAGTATGGTCTATTGTACATAGGTGCTGGATAATCATCCCATATATTTAAATATGTAATAGGAATAGATTTTCTAATTTCTTGTTCTAAGTTCCAAATATGCATAAAATATCTTGGGTCTGTAAACAACATAATAGCATCTGGTTTTTCTATTTTAATGATTTCTCGTATCATATTAGAATTACCATAACCATCAGATGGATATAAAAGTATAGAAGAATCATTAATACCCATTAATTCATTTGTATTTTGTGATAAATCTAATCTTTTACCTTTTTCTGGGTGGTTTATAGAACCTGCTATTTGTACCCAATTAAAATGATGAGCAGTATGAGTAACTATTTCTTTAGCTACTGTTGCTACTCCCGAATGCACTCTAATATCATCACATATTAGAAGTATTTTTTTTCGTTTATCCTTAGGGATAGATTTAAAGTCTTTATTCATTTTCCTTTATTTCGAGATTAATTTGATTAGTAATTTGTTTACGGAAATTTTCATCAGTAAGATACAAAAACAGACTACGGTCGGCAAGTTTTTGGAAAGAAAATTTACGCTTTACACATTCAATTTTAAAATTCTCGAATAAATCGCTTTTGACTTTAACACTAGTTAGTGTCATTGGTTTTTTGTTTGTCATAATCTTTATTTTTTAAAACGTTTATTATACATATATAAGTATTATTCAAAATGTAATCCGGCTCCACATAATTCTTTATCTTCCCCATAAGGACAAAACGTACAATTCCATTTAGAAGGTGATTTTAAATAATCTATTTCTTTAATTTTTCCACTTGAACTAAAACACTCTGTTATAAAATCATTAACCGCACTTTTAGCTCTATTTAATTTAATTTTACCACTTGGTGGGGTAAATTGTTGTACTCTATGAGCTTGGTAAGGTGACATAATATTATCATCATCTATATCCAATACTTTTCTTTTTACTATAAAAAATTCAATTTCAATTTTATCTAAAGGAATACCATACTGTTCAGAAAAATACTGTTTATATAATATTAATTGAAAATGTTTATTTTCATCTTTTTTAGCATAACTATTCCAACCCTTAGTACTTGTTTTTATGTCGATTATCTTAAATGTCTCTGTTTCTTCATGGTATGTGACAACATCTAGATACCCCATATATAATACGTTATTATACATTTTATTTGGTGGAATAACAATAGGTATTTCACAACCTACTAAATACGTACCCTTTTTATTAAAATATCTACTACGTTTTTTCTTAAACCATTCTAAAATAGCAACACCATCTTCAAAAAATTCTCTCATTTGGGTTGCATCTGAAAAATGTTCGTTTTTATTTGACTTATATTGAGATTGATATTCTGATATAAATTTATCTTGGAAATAATCTTTTATATCTATTTCTCTATCAGCAAAAGCAAATGATTTATCATAAGATACATCTAAATAATGTTGCATTACTTCATGTATAGCTGTCCCAAATACAGTATGAATAGATGAATTAAACCGTTTAATTTTATCTTTATATTGTAATTTCCATCTATAAGCACAACTTCTAAATATTGACATTTGAGAATAGGATATATTCTTTTGATAGGCAAAATTTATAGGTTGTGGAGGATTATTTCTAATCTCTTTTATAATGTTGGGTATTTTTTTAGCCAAACTATTTTTTCCATTTATCGCGACCTACTAAAAGACCGATTATTCCATAATTGGCAATGTCTATAAATGTATCTTGTATACCTTCACCTTCAACAAATGATTTACCATTTATTAATAGGTTTTTTAAACGTGATATTTTATCAGTTAATCTAATACATAACCCAGTTAGTGAGAATTGCTTGTCATCGCTGTTATTAACGATATCCCCGCCTAAAGCTATATTATTTAAACCATAATCCATATGTTTACGAGCAAACATTTCATACATTTCCTTTTGTATTTGTTTAAACTCATCCGATAATTCTGGGTATTCATACTCAAATATTTCTATTGGAGTTGAATTTAAATCGGGTGTTGGTTTTCCATTTTTAGCATCCATAATTTCTCTATCACTCATAATTTCTTGATATTTTTTAAATGAATCACCCATTAATTTGTCCTTTAGAATCAAAATACTTTTCTAATGCTTCTAGCCTATCGTCAGCATCTACTAACATAACAAGTGCTTCTTCAGCGTTTTTGTAAAAGTCTCCTGTGGAATGATCTCCGATACCAACTGCTTTGTTACCTAATAATTCAAGTGATAACAATGCTTTTGCTTTATCTGCTTGTGCAGATGTTCTTAACATATCTACTAATTTTTTCATTTTATTAAGGGTTTTATTTCTTTTTTATTTAATCCTCTTTCCATTAATATACGATTAATTTCTAGGGTATCCAATATATTTATATATTCTTTTGATTCTTTACTTGAACATTTAAAATAATCTCTAATATGATCTACTAAGTCTTTATTAGGCTGTTTAATCTTAGATTTAATATATTTATTCCATTTATTGTTTCTAGGAATAAATTCTTTATAAATAGAATATATTTTCTTTTTATCTGTAGGTAATATTTCTTGAATATCATTGACTGTCTCAATGTTAGAACGATCCATAGATAAAAATCTGTGAATCATATAACTATTCCAAACCTCCCAATCTTTATCAGTAAATGACTCAACGGGAGGTTTAGTAGTATTAATTGCTTTTAGCCAATCAAAGATATTTTTCAAATCTAATCCATTAATTCATCAGCTAATTCTTCTCTAAGTTCTTTTGGAACTGATGATTTAAGAATTTTCTTAGTTGATGGATCATAAAAGACTGGGATTGGGAGTAAAGCATCTTCATCTGTACCCATTACAAATTTGGACACAGTTCTTAATACTACTCCTTGTTGAAAAATAACTCCACCATCAAAATTTTTGATAGCAGTTGTATTTTTTAAATCAATTGGGGGTTGTTGGGTTTGCTGTTGCATAATTATTTA